AGGTGCGACCCACGAATAAGTACCAGCGGTTGTGTATGATTGAGATCCTGGAGCAGCAGATGTTGTTACGCTATTGGAAGCCACACTATCTGGCCCTGCTCCACCAGGAGTAGAAGCCTTAACTGTAAATGTATAAGAAGTGGAGCCAGATAAGCCACTAACCGTTATAGGAGATGCACCAGTTCCCGTAAAACTTCCCGGTGATGATGTAGCTGTGTATGTAACAGAACCAGAGCCAAGATCAGATGGTGCGGTAAAAGCAACAGTGGCCGTTGAAGATCCAGTCGCAGTCGCTGTCCCAATCGTCGGCGCACCAGGGATACGAGGCCAAGTACCAGCAGCAACCTGTTGCATCAACTGCGGATCAGTCCAAACACCTTTAGCCGTCGATGTGCTTGTCGTCGGTGCAGTCGCGCTTATCACGCCGCCTTTATAGCGTCTGGACATGGGTTATCCTTACGAAATCAGCTCATATGAAACGCTATAAGTAATACCACTTGCAGTGCCGCTCGTCACCGAGATAGACGTACCTTCCATCAGATAGATGTTGGTTGTCTTATCAGCCACGATCAGCGAGGCATTGGCAGGAACAGAAACTGTTGAAACGACTGGATAGGCCGTGCCGCCAGAGGGAGCCGAACCCTGAGCCACTGCGCCGTTGGTGTAGATCGAAACCGTTGCATTGACTGCCGAAGACCCGTTCACATTGGCGGCAACGATCTGGTTGATCCGCATTACCGTGCCGCTGGCGGCTGCATTAGCAAGCAGCACCACAGCAGTTGTGCCGGAAGGTGTGTAGTAAGTTGTGTTGCCATAAATACCAGTTACGGCAGCAATATTCGGATTTGCCATCTAACTTCTCCTAGAAACCAAAGACCATTGCATAAGCTATGGTTTGCGCTTTTGTTGGCCCAGTCGCCGCTGGGGTTGACGAAACCCATGTCGTGCCGTTGCTGGTGAGAATATTACCAGAAGTTCCCGGCGCGACAACCTGTAAGGCTGACGTACCATTGCCCAGCAACACGTTATTGGCAGTCAAGGTAGTTGAACCCGTGCCTCCGCGATTGACAGCAACAGTACTACCGTTCCATGTGGCAGATGTAATAGATCCGGGGTAATCTAAAGTATTGGTTGACCAGCTTGTGTTAGATGGAGCTTGGAAATGTGTTTCCCAAGATCCAGAAGATATTGAATTATCAAGAAGAACAATTGTTCCATAAGAACCAGATTGCAAGGTTGCAATCGTGGTTGCGCCTGTGTTTTTGACAACAATAGTGCCGCTAGTTTGGTTATTGTTAAAAGAAAATATCGCACCAATTGGCAATGTTGTTGCATTGGGCAATGTAAATGTCTGACCACCAGATCCAGTGACTACTTGAACTGGAGTTGATGATGCAGACAGAGTTGTTGTACCACCTGCCGCCGCCGTGCTTGTTGTGCCAGCAAAAAAAGAATTTCCTGTTATGTTTGAATTAGCGTCTCTTAAAACAACGCTATTTGCACCACTGGAAACTGTAACACCTGTGCCACCATTAAGAACAGGAACTATCTGTTTGTTACCAACAGTACCCGCATTATTATACATAATGTAGGTATCAGTGCCGCCAGAAATTGTTGTTGTATTAATAGCAATGCTATTTGGACCGGCTGAACCTGTGGGTCCTGTTGGGCCAGCGACAGATGAAGCGGCTCCAGTGGGTCCAGTCGGACCAGTCGGACCATTAGCACCAGCCACGCCTGTTGGGCCTGTCGGACCTGTAGGGCCATTAACACCCGCAGATCCTGTCGGACCCGTGGGGCCAGTAGGACCAGCAACCGTAGAAGCAGCCCCGGTTGGGCCGGTAGGACCTGTAGGTCCAGTAGGACCGGGGACTACAGAAGCAGCCCCAGTTGATCCTGTCGGACCAGTGGGGCCTGTCGGACCTGTAATGCCTTGAACACCAGTGGGACCAGTTGGGCCAGTGGGTCCTGTATTCCCTGTGCTACCTGTGGGGCCTGTAGGACCAGTTGGGCCTGTCGGACCAGTTGGTCCGGCAATACCTTGAGAACCTGTCGGACCAGTGGGGCCAGTTGGTCCAGTCAAACCAGTTGAGCCGGTAGGCCCAGTGGGGCCTGTGGGGCCAGTTGGACCTGTATGGCCTGTTGGTCCTGTAGGGCCAGTATTGCCGATTGATCCCGTTGGACCTGTCGGACCTGTCGCGCCTTGCGGTCCAATGCTGCCGATCGGGCCTGTTGGACCAGTAGGGCCAGTGGGGCCTATGTATTGCAGGAACTGCCCGAAAAGGCCGCGCTTGGTAATGCCGTCCTGAACAATGATCGTGCTGTCTGTCGCCTTTGGCGCATCAGCCAAAGGGAGCTGCGTGATCTTTGAGGGAATAAGGTTTGTGGGGACATTGGGGTTATTGGTCATGGAACTAGATACCCATCCCCTTCATCGTTAATAATAAAGAGATCCCCGTCTTGAGAAATTGTGCCAAGCTCGACAAGGCCAAGAGGAACATCAGGACGAGGGAAGTCTAAGGCGATACGTTCAGTTTGTCGAGGCGCAAGGCGATATGGATCAAGCTGATCTCGATCTTCTTTGCACACCCTCAAACCAGGATAATTATTATCAGGCATCAACTCCTCAAGCGACATCTTTCTCTGGCATCTGGCGCAGATGCCGATACCGAAAGTAGCTCTGCCTCGAGGATCAAGAAATACGCTCATCGTGTGTAGGGACTGATGTTAGGGGCGAAGTAGATAGGCGAATTGTCTCGCTCTTCTGCTTGCGCCAAGGCCAAAGCTTCATCCGCAGTCCCCTTGATGAATGTCAACAGACTGGGGTCGACGTCAGGCAATTCCTGAGACAGGCGCCACGCCAATTGCCACACAATCGCTTCATACCACCTTTGCGGAATATCAAGTGTTTCTGTGAGAGTGCCAACATCCATAATGTGACGTTCACGCCAGATCACGAACTGGCTGAACATTGCCTGCTGGTTTGTAACAGGCCAGATCCACATAACGGGGTTGGCACGTTGACGATCAAGCCAGTATTGCAGAGGCTGGCCGGCAAAAGTCTTGTTAGGAAGGTTTGTGTAGTCGTCTCTGTTCATACGAGCCAGAGGGATCTCGGTAGGGTTGTTTGCGGCATAGAACTCGACAACATTCAGCGTATTGCCGCCTGTTTCGCGCATTCTGAAATAGTTTGTCGCAACAGCACCATCAATATCGTACCACTGCCACTTGTTTGCAGTGTAGGTTGTAACACCTGGAGACAGGACGGCTGTCCATGTTACACTGTCATTTGACGTTTCAAAGACGATATTAAACGACCCAGAGGTTGCCATCATGACGCCAACAGTGGTCACTTGAGCTTGGCTTTGGGGATTTGTTGGATCGCCATTGTAGACGATCGTCAGGTTGCCGTTGGCCCCTGTCTGCGCACAAGAGGTGCTGAGATCGCCATCAAAGGCATATTCAGTGATGCCGCCAGGCGTAGAATACTGCGTGATGCCATTCTGTCTGAACATCCAACGATAGTTGGCATTCAGGATGTCGACAGTGCCTTGGGGCAGCTCAACGACATACTGGCCAAGATAAAGAGGGATGATTGCCTTCTCGATGCACCACAGGGGGAACCCCTGATTGGCAAGTGAAGACAGCAGAAGATACAGGTCATCCTTTGCCATATCGATCTGCTCTGAGCTGATTTGCTCGGGGAGCATGCGACAGCGCCGGAAGGCGTGATCAATCACCTTCCGTGTCTGAAATACTGTCGTCGATACGGTGCCGGAGACTGTCATCAGCACTTATCCATTTTAGCTTTGCCGCCCTTCTTCATGGCTGCAGGCGCCATGTCTGGGTTGGCGCGTGTGGCAGCCCGAGCCATTGCAGCGCGAATGGCGCCGACATTAGGCTTTGAACCTGGGCGCATCTGACCAACACCGACACGGCTGTCAGGGCTCATGCCTTGAGCAATCATGGGGCCAGCAGGTGCGACAGGAACAGACTTGGCACGCTGCATCATTGCCATGCG